CAAACGTAGCGTGACGCGGTCGGTCGGTTGTCCAAGTTTCTTTTTTAGCTTTTTATACGGGTTTGAATAAGGCGGTTCCAAACTTTTTCCGTCACTTCCGATTCCTTTGTCAAACAACTGTTTGTTTGTGTTCAAGTCAATTATTTCGTTTGAATTCGTTTCAACAACCGAACGAACAACATCAACAATAAAATCGTTTTGAATTGTTCGCATTGTTTTTCTTAATCCTTCAAACGGTAAAGCCATTTTTTAAATTCCGCGTTTAGTTATCCCGAATTTTTTGTTGCAAGGAAGACAAGGTGAATCAATTTTTGAAAAATCAAAGTCAACCGCTTTGACCGAATCCGACAATCTTTTTGCAAGTCCCGGTTCAAATGTTTCCCGGTCGCCCTCTAAATCCCTAATTATCATGTTTTGTGAAACGTTCGCGATTCGGTTCAACCGTGTTGAATGTTTCATATCGTTTAATATATCAACCGCGATTTGTTTTCCAATTAAATCGGTTAAAATCAATTTTTGTTCGCATAAATATTGTGAAATGTCGCATTGAACCGTTACGCCGAAATTTAAACCAAAATTGTTTGTTGCGTTATATTTTCGTTTTGTATAATCAAACATTTGTGTTCCATTTAACGAACCGTTTGCAACCTCGACCGGAACAATTCGAACAAAGTTCAACCGCTCATTCCAAACCTTCATCGCATTCGCACCACCCCGACAAGTGTTGCAAGGTCCGTCAATAAAATTAAAATCTTTTTTGATTGCTTGTCCGCTTATATTGTCCTGGAAATATCCAATATAAAACATTCCGCCCGAATCGTATGTGTCCGACAAATAAGACAAATCGATTGATTCCGACAATGTCAACCATTCCAACGAACTCGCCTTTGTAGTTGTTGCCGTTACTGTTTTAATCGGATTAATTTGCGACGTGTGAAAAATGTAAATTGGAAGATTTGTTTGTGTTTGCGTAAACTGAAGACCAATTTTGTCGATTATTACCTTCGCGCCATAAGACGGAAAAATTTCCAGTTCAACGCCAACAAACCGACCGTTTGAAATAACCGTGTCTTGAAACCTTCCGATTCCGTCAAATAATTTTGAACTGTTTAAAAGTGTTTTTGTAGATTCGTTCAATTTCTTTTCCAAAACAACTTTCGTCAACGCTTTGTTGATTCCCGAATTGACTTTTTCGGTCAAATAGTTGTCAATCGTTTTGTCTTCTGGAAGTGTGTTCGCGATGTTTTCAATCAACAACAACGGGTGAAAATCGTTGTAATATAACCCCGAATTGCTTGTCAATAACGCGGTGTTTGTAATTTGTGGAACGCTTGTGTTTGCGTCGTTTCGCCAACCAATAAGCGAAGTCATGCAATTTTGAATAGTTGTCGGATTGAACATAAAAATCGATTTATTCAAATATACAAATTTGAACGGAATAAAAAAGAACACAAAAAAGCCCGAATCATTTTGATTCGGGCTTCATGTAATAAAACTAACAACTTATAAAAACAAATTTATAAAGTTTTTTATTATGCGTCCAATTCCGCTTTGTGAATCGCTCCAGGTTGATTCACCGCGTCACGGTTGTAAGCGGTAACAAATGCAACATCAGTTGAAAAGATAAAAGTTTCTTTTACCGACGCTTTCAATTGTGGTTGTGTCCCACCAACGGCCGTTTCATTGTCCGCGCATTCCTTCGAATATCTCAACGCCATGTCAAGGTCAACGATTGGATAGCGGAAAATATCAAAATAATTATTTTCGTTTATCACTTCACCGTTGATTGCGTCCGGAATGTTTCTATTCATTGTTGCAAGTGAACCTTTTGGCATACAATACAAAGTCGATTCTTTTCCGCCCGCCGTATCAACTGAAACACGGTTTGAATAACCGAAATCGAATTGTCCGAATTGGAAAAGTGAATTTGTTCCGTTTTGCGTTCCTTGATTTAAATATTGATTTACCGAACTTTGCAAGGTTGTCGAACCTATTACGTTATAACGTCCTTCGAAATCGTCACCTTGCATAATCACGCCCAAATCATTGAAGAAGAATTGTTTTTGTGCCGAAGTTACTTGAACCGCGTCACCCGCTAATGCTCCATATTTAGCACCCGCACCAACAAACGGTGAATTCATAACCGCCGACTTGTCCGCTTCCAATTTAGTAATTCCGGCGGAATCCAAAGTTTCCGCGAATTTCTTCCCGTATCTTAAAATTTTGCGTTCGAAATCCGCTTGATAACCTATTTCATTGTTTGCATATTGTCCAGGAATCATTGTGAATCCAAATTGATACGTTGCAAATGTTACGGTAACAAGTGCCGACGTTGATTCATCGTCCGAAATTGTACACGTTCGCGTGTTTGAAATTGTAACGGATTCCCCGTCAATAACTGGAATCGCTAAAGAATTCCCCGCACTCATTCCCGCTTTTTCAAGAATGTCCGGTGTCACTATTGATTCCGGATCGGTTGTGTCTTCGACAAATTTCGCCCATGCGCCATAATTTGAAAGTCTGTCTTCGTATTTGTCAAGGCTTCCCGCGTACGCGCTTCTTATCGCTTGTAATCTTGTGTTTACTAAACTCATTTTAAAAGAGATTAAAAATTTATAAAAAAATTAATTGTTGCGCCGTGTTTGTTTACCCTTGACAATAAACGACTATATTTGCTAAAATAGTAAAAATTATCTTAACGGTAACCCGTCGGAATTTTCCGCGAACAATTTGTCAAATTCTCCCGTGTATTCCTTCGAACCTTTGCGCATTCCTTTTAAACTCAATTCCTTTGAAATTGCTTCAAACAATTGCGTTTGTGATTTTGCCGTTGTTATCGTTGCCGGTGTGTTCAATCGGTTTGGATTGTTCGGGTCAACCGTTTTCGGATCAACCCCACCGCCGGCGGAATTTTCTTTTTTCATTAACACCGAAGACAATTTTGTTTTTAAAATGTCGCCCGCTTCCATTTTTGCCAACGTCTTCGGGTTCAAAATCGGTTCGTTGTTTTCGTAAAAAGTGACCGTTCCGTCTTCCATAACTTTTGCGCCGTCGATAAGTTTTGAAACAATTCCGTCAACAAAACTTGTTCGAACGTCTTCCGGAAGTTCCGAATTGAATTCAAAACCGTTCATTGACTTATTAATCAACGATTCAATTTTGTTCGTTCGGAATTTGTTTTCAAACTGGTTTAATTGTTCGTTTAATTCCGCAATTCTTGTTTCTGAATCGCTTTGTAATTTTTCGTACAAAGATTTAAAATGTTCCGAACCGCTTGATTGTTCAACCGCCTTTTTTAATTCCTCAATTTGTTGGTCTTTTTCGCTCAACAATTCCGGGTTTGCGTTTTCCTTTAATTTTGAAATTTGTTCCTTCCAAAACGTGTAGGATTTCACGCCTTGCGGTTTCTCAACTCCCAAAACTTCTTTGAAGTCTTGGTCATATCCGCCATGAACTTTTCCAATTTCGTCACCGATTTTCGAATCCCAATAATTTTTTGCATGGTTGTTCAACAACGTTCGCACTTCTTCCGAATTTCTGTAATTGTTCAAAAACTCGTTCTTTAATTCCGCGTTATTCTCAAACGCTTCGTTTAATTGTTCAATGGTTAAATCTGACATAAATTTCCCGTTTTTATGTTATTTTTTCTTTTTTGTTTTTGGTTTGTATGTTTTTTTATTTTTTGGCATTTATTCCGCTTTTGGTTGTGCTGGTTTTTTTACCGCCGGTTTTTTCTTTGCCGGTGCTTTGAATGTCGGATCGTGTAAAATAAAAAGGTTTGTATATCCAAGTAACGCCATTGCATTCACGTTTGAACCCTTTGTTGATGCACCTTGAATTTTTGTAATATAATCCGTTTGGTTCATTTTGATAATTGTCAACCGCGTGTCGTATTTCATCAACTTCGGTCGGTGAACTTGTTCAACCAACGCAAGGTGATAAAACCTTGATTCGTGTTCGTTTATTTCCGTTGGAACCTCAACTTCAAAACTTCCAATTTGTTTTTGACATTCCGTCAACTTGTTCGGTTTAGTTTTCTTCATTTTCTATTGTGTTTATGGTTATATAAGTTTTTAAAATATCGTAAATTGTTGCAATTTTTACATCGAAATCCAATTCACGCCCAAAGTCCAAAACGTTCGTTTGTTCACGTTCAAACCTTGCAATAAAGTTATTGAATCGCGACTTAATAACAAAATCGGTTTGGTCCATTGCGCCAAAATCAACCAATTTGCGCGATTGTTCAACGGTCTTGTGCGGTTCCGGATTCAAATTGTAAAGAATCCAGGCGCGTTCAATTCGTTCGTCGTTTCCTTTGTATTTCGTCGCTAAAATTTGCCTGTAAATCTGGTCAATTTCTTCGTCCGGTTCCCCGCTTGACTTCGCTTTTTCATACTCGTTTTGTAATGTTTCAACCGATTTTAAAAAGAACTGGTCGCCATAATAAACCGTTGAAGACAAAAACGAATCGCCAAACATTAACCGCGCAACCGTGTCGTTCGCGAATTTGTGAATTGCTTCGAAACTGGACGCAATAGATAACAAAATATTTTGACGCGATTCAAACGAACCGAATATTTGTGTTTCGTTCACTTGCTTTTCATTCAATACCCGACCACGCGTTCCGATTGTGACTTCACGAATTTTGTCCGCGTATTCAATCAACTTTTGTTTAACGTATTCCAAACTTTTTGTGTCCGGTGAAATAATCGAAACCGGATTTGACAAATTTGGATCATCCGTTGTTTGTGGAACCGGAATTTCAAAAATTGTTCCCGGTCCAATTTCTTCCGATTCGGAACAAGACGGGCATTTTGTTTGTCGTTTTTTGATTGTTTCAATACCGTTTTCACGGTATGTGAAATCTTCGGAAATGAATCCATTGTCGCACCCTTCAAAATTGCAAAGTTCTTCATATGTCGTAATTATTGGAAAAGTTCCATATAAATCCGCGTATTCTTTGAACGTGTCTTCAATCAAATATTTGTCCAATCGACCAAGTACGTCGGTAATTGGTGACTTTTTTTCAATCGTGTTCGAACCCTTCAAATTTTTATTCCAAAAATAAGATGCGGGACAATATCCCAAACCGTGAAAGTTTTCAACAACCGGTTCACCAATGATTTTCGTTCCGTTGATTTTGTAAATTCGATATGATTCCGAATCGTAAACCGCAACCGATTCCGCGTCAACTTGGAAAATCAAATGATGAATAGTCCCATTTTTGTCCGACTTTACGTCGATAACTTTCGAAACGTCAATGAAATAATAGTAAGGATTTCCTTCACCGTCGGACGGCATATCAACAACCAGAATCGAATTGATTGTGTATTTCAATTGTTCAAAACCAATTGTTTTGAAGAAATTAAAATCTTTTAATCCATTTTTTAAATATGCTTTGAACGTGTCCGCAAAATCCGGATTCGAAAATTCATAATTAAAAAACGGGTTTTGTCCTTCAAAGATTCTGAAATATTCTTGATAAATGTCTTGTGTAATTTCTAACGATACAACCGGCAACCGTAACAAATCGCAAAATCTTTTGTATTTGTCGCGCGTCAAAAACGATTCAACCCAATTCAATAATTCAACATAAGCCGGATTTGTTCGAATAGATTCAATTTCGGTTTCACCGTGTAATTTTAATCTATTTTGATGCCGTTCCGCCTTTTGAAGAAGTTGTCTTTTTGGTCTTTTTTCGATTAGGTGTTGAACCTGTTTTTTTTCTAATTGCATTGTTCACGAATTCAAATTCACTTGTTGCCGGAATAGTCCAAACGCTATTTTTTAGCGATAAAATTGAAACGGCGTGTTCAAGTGTAAATTCTTGAACACGTCCGCCTTTTTCAATTAGTTCGATTGTTTTCGCCATTTTTTAAATGTCTGTTAATGGATCAAAATCCGCCGGCGTAACAATTTTTTGATATTTTGACCAATCTTTTTTCAAGTTGTATGAAACCGCGTGTGTGTCATTTGTTGCAAACCCTTCGTTGTTAGTATCACCAACAAAGAATGAAGAAATTGAAAACCCTGTGAAATTACCAGTTGTTTTTTCTTCACAAATGATTTCGCCGTTTTCGTTAAAAAAGAAAACAACAAGACTTGTTTCACAACGTAGGTTAAAAAGTGCCTGGATAACGTCTTTTGATAAGGATTTGAAAACCCCTGTAAAAGTTGAAGGATTGATTCCAACAAGTTCCGATTCACCGTTTAACGTTGAGTTATCACCCCCGCCGTTGGTTATTGATTCCCCCGCCGTAATAATTGCTTCGTGAACAAATGGTGTCACGACCGCGTGTTCACTTCCGGTTGAACTTGTGACTGTTTGCCAATCCGCCAAAAGTGTAATATCCTTCCCGGTTGTTCCGTCGAAAGTGTATCCGCTTCGTTGAATTGCAAATTTTTGAATTTGATTAAAGTTTTCCGGACAAGTTTGTGCCGGAATGTTCCCAATCGCCGTTGGATTTGGGCATTGACAAGATAAAGACATATTTAATTCTTTTTAAAAAGTTTAAAAATAATCCTTTTGGTTCCTACCCTTAAAAATCCAAACGGTGTTTGTTGTAAATATACAATTTTTTTTTATTTCAAAAACGAGGGCAAACCGTACGCGTTTGAACCCCCGAAACCATAAACAAAACTTTCAGTTTAGGCCAATAGTTTCAAAACTATTAAAAATTTGTAATTTTTCAGACAATTCTTCAAAAGATAATTTAATCACAACCGAAACCAGCAAACCGGATAAATACAAAACCGATCCGAAATCGTGTTCACTATGCGCAACATACGACCGAATATCAAATTCGAACTTTTCCCAATATTCGCGCGGTGTGGAATCGTGTTCGCTTGGTTCCTTGCAAAGTATTTGCGTTTTGATTGTCATTCAATTTCAATTTCTTCGTTTTATTCCTTTTTTGATTTGTCGATTCATTCCAATTTTATCAAAACAAACATAGCGAATCGCGTCGATTCCGTGATTGAAGTTGTCAACCGGTTTGTTCAAATATTCACCGTCTTTTGTTTTGAACCATTGATAGTTCGAAAATTCTTCAATCAAGTTAGTACTTTTTTTGTGAATTTTTATTCGGTAGCGTTTCAAAATATCAATTCCGTTTGTGATTGAATCCGGTCCCTTCTTAACACCGCGACACGCACGGAACCCACCGCGACGAATTTCCGCGATTGATTTCGGTTCGGAAGAATCCGCAATGATGTCATCAAGCGTTCCAACTCCGACCGATTTCAATTTTGCAACAATGTCCGGGTTTGTCAACCCGGGTTCAAAACAAAGTTCTTCAATCCATAAATTACCGCCTTGATACACGACGCGAACAATCGCGGTCGGATCGTTTGTGAAACCGAAGTCAAGACCGAACGCCGACCATTTCCCAACGTCGGGAATCGAATCGACCGTTTCCCAATTATTGAAAATTACGCCTTCCATTGAACCAACTTCGCCCAATCCGTAAACCTTCCAAAATTGTTCGTCACCGCTGACAATGTTTCCTTCCGTATCGAACACGGGTTTTCGCGATTCAATAGCTTTTATAATTGATTCTTCCAACAATGGTTTTCCGGTTAAATGGTCCACGTTGTCAAGGTATGTTGATTTTATGAACGAATACGAATTGTTCGGATTCATTAATTTTGAATGAACCCAAAACCGCGAAACCGGATTGAAATCCAAAAATATTTTGTCACGTGTTCGAATTTCTAATTGTGTGAATGCGTCCCAAGTTATATTGTTGCATTCGTTGATATAAAGAACGTCACGACGCGCACCCCTCAATTTTGCGTCGTTGTCCGCCGAAAAGAATTCGAAATAAAATGAACCCAATTTGTAGGTGAAATCCGTCTTGTTGTGTTTGTCTTCCTGGTAAAGATTCGATTCGATTAATATTTTCAAAAAGTCGCGATATGCACCCCGTTTCAAATGCGGAATCGATTCGGCAACGATTGAAACCAATTTGTTGTGATCCGACTTCAAAGACCAAACAATCAAAAATTGTAATGTTGAATAAGTTTTTCCCGAACTGGTCCCGCCTTGATTTATGACAAAACGATTTTTTTTGAAACCGCCCGCAATCTTTTCGAATAGATTTGAAAGTTTCATTCTTAATCCGAAATCAAGTCATCAAGTTTTTTGTCAAGTCCGTCGGATACGGAAATTTTTAGTTCGGTTTTGTTGGTGTTTTCGGTTCGGTTTTTCAAACCTAAATCGGACGCAATGATTGAAGAATTGAACGCACCAATTGAAGAACCAATAAATTTGTGATTGTAAATTTCGTTTTCTATACGCGTAACGACTAGGGCAAATTCTTTTGATTCGTTTTTGTAATCTGTAATTGACCGCCATTCTGAATGTCCAACAAAAAGTGAAAATCCTTTTTTTGTGTATGGAATCGTTTTTGGACGTTCAACGCGCTTTGCGTCTTTTCCAACAAAATCGATTTCAATCCACGGATTATTTTTGCAAAATTGTTTGTACCGTTCGAACAAACTTTTCATTTCTTCCGGTGTTTTTATTTCTCGTGGTTTCCCGACTTTATTTTTTTGCGTCGCCATTGATACGAATTTCCCTTTTTCGATTTTCAACTAATTTACGCAAATTTTCTCGAATTTTTCAAATGTGCGGTTTGGCGCATGGGCAAAGATTTTCTTTTACTTATTTCTTATTTCATAAACTTTGTTTTTTTTTATTATTATATAGACTACTCCGCCACTCCGCCAAAAATGGGAAAAGCTAACTAAATAATATATAAATATAAAGGTCTAACTAATTGATACTAAATAAATTACAAAGATTAATTAAACCTTTACTTTAAAGGGCGGATAAGTGGGCGGATACAAGGCAAACGAACCTAAAAACGGCGGAACAAATCAAACCGCCCGACAAAAAACATTGATTTTGGAAGAACAAAAACGGGAAAAAGTGAAAAAGGCGGATTGACTTCAGAAAAAAAGGCGGGAAAAAAAGTTTGTTTCGCCCTTAATTAATAACAAAAAACGCGTTGATTGTTGTCTAAAATTATAAAATATCGACCGGTTTTTTTATCAATAATTGGTCGATATATTTCCCCGTCCAGGTGTTTAAATCGCATTTTTTTTGATGCTTTTTCAATGAAGAATCCGACGAAATACGGATTGATTTCCGGGCGTGATAGGTCTTGAATTTTGTTTTCAATTAGCTTCGCACCGACGAAGGTTTCACCGCCTAAAAACAATGTAATAATTGAAACAATGGTTGTGATTTGCTTTTTTGATAGCTTGATTTTTTGGTTTTCGCCCATTGTACGAATTTACAAAATCGCTTTACAAATACCGATAATGACAAAAAAAGCGATTGAAATCATTCCGACAAATGCGAAAACTTCTTTGATTAATTGCGGACCGGATTGATTTTCAAGTTGTTTTTTTTGTTGTTTATTTTCTGTTTTTAGCGCGTAAATTTTTGATTTAAGTTCTTTTATTTCGTCGCGTTTTTGCTCAATTCTATTCAATAAAACTTTGTTGAATAGTTCGGTTTCAAAAATTTCTTTGTCTTCATTCTTCATTTTCTTTTCTTATTTTTCTATAATCAATTATTGAAAAAGTTCCTTTTTTTGATTTTTCACCAAAAATTAAAATACACATCCCCATCCAAAGTCCGCGTTTTTCGTTGTTGAAATTTACTTCACCATTGATAAATCTTAATTCCGCTTGTGGGACAAGTTCGGCCCACCACTTCGTGTTTGAACGTACAGGAATCAAACAAACTTTTGTTCCGCCGTGTTTTTTTGTTTCGTTGAACGCTTTTTCAACCCATTTTTTTAGGCTTCTATCAAAAGGCGGGTTCATCCAACAATTTCCGATCCAGTCTTTTAAAAGTGCGTTTTGTTCCTTTGTCCAATATTTTTCTAGTTTAAAATTTTGACCACTTGCGCAAACGTCTGTTTGAAGTTGAAATTCTTTTATCAACGGATCAACAATTTTTTTTGGTGTGCTATATTCTATTGACTTACTAATAAAAGTGTTTTTTTTATTTCCAATTTTTTCAATTCCCATTTTTTTAGTCTTTTATCACTTTTATTTCCACGTCGACAAAGTCTTCAGAATCCAAAATGATTTGGTCTTCGTTCCATTGTTCACGCGCTTTTATCGACGCGTCAACGGGTGAATTTGCTTCGATTTCAATTTGCCTTTTGTGCGTTTCGGTAATTTCGATTTTGTATGTTTTCGGCATTTTATTTGATTGTTTTAGTTGTTAAAAAAACCCTTTTCGCCATTGGTCAAACGTGACGATTTTGTCCGCATTCCAACGAACAAAATCGACCGCGTTTTCAATCGGTTGTGTATAATTCACAACGATAAAACTTGCCGTGTTGTTTTTGGGTTCGATTGTTTGCGTTTCGATTGCGTTTTCTTCCAAATCCTTTTGAACGATTGTTTGTTCAACTATGTTTTCAACCTGGATAATCATTCCAAAATCCATTTTTGAATAGCGGTTTTTAATTTAAGTATTGAAAACGATTCTTCACGGCTTTTTATAAATCCGAATAAAAGAATCCAAACCAAAAGAACGGAACCGCCAACAATCCAGGCGGTCGCGTTTGCGTTTAGTTTGTCAAGTATTAAATAATAAATAATCCAAAACGGCCAACCGAATTTTGTTGGAAGTTCTTCCGTGCTAATTACTTTTTTTTGTTGCTTCATGTAGTGAAATTATTTTTATAATTCTTTCATGTTTTCGTTCAAGTGCGTTGAATCGTTCTTCAAATCTTTCAACACTAATTCCAGGATGTTGCGCCAAACATTGTTGAATTCTATCGGTTGCTTTGCGATGTTCTTCGATATGTTCAAGAACAATTTTTTTTCGTTCTTCGCTTGTTTTAGGATTAAAAATCGGTTTCATATCGCCAACCTTGAATTGAGTTAAAAACCTTGATTAAACCTTCTTTATTGGTCCATTTACGGCCGTTGATGTTTATTTGAACCGTTACATTGGTTCCAAGTGCAAGCGATTGAATTTCGTCGGCTTTGTCCTTTACAAATTCGATTTCAATTGTTTGCGGATATTGGTCCGACGTTTCAACCCAAATTGTTGATTTCTTGAAGTTGTTTTTTCCGACCGTTTCGACCGGATTAATTTGAAGAATTGTTCCTTTGATTTCCATTTGTTTATGGTTTTAATTGGTTATTAATTTAATTTATTCAATGCGCATTCTTCCGGACCGAATCCATTTCCCGCGCTTTGTACGTTTTTCAAAAATAATATATTTTTTCCCAAATTCAACGACTTCAAACGAACGTGAATTTCCCTTTTTTTCTTTTCGCAACAAACTGTTTTCGCTCATAATTTAATAAATTATTGAATCAATTCCGTCCATCACAACCGCGTCAAATCCTTGTTCACGTAGTTTTTTAATTCGGTATTTCTGAAGTTCGGAAATTTTTCCGTTTGGTTTTTTTACCTCAACAAATTTCGCGATTCCATTTTTCAGAATCAACAAATCCGGAATTCCGTTTGTGTTGGTTTTCATTAATTTAATAACCATGAACCCGCGATTTGTGAAGTTGTCAATTATTTTTTTCTGAATTTGTGATTCCGTCATTGTTTAAATACATTTCAAATTCGCGCAAATGTATAAAATTGATTTGTTTTTTGTCTTGATATATTTTGACAAACTGTTCGATAAGTTTTTTGTTTTCAACTTGCGCGATAATATCGCGAAGGTCTTCGTATTTCATCAATTCGCGGTTGTTGTAACTGGTGACAACCGATTCAAAAAGTTCGTGAATATCTTTCATTTTATAAGTGTTTTTAAAATTAAACCAATCGCACCGGCTCCGACGCAAATCAAAACGCCGTAAAAAAGTGTTTTTTCGATTATGTTTTCCAGACGTTGAAAGTTGTTGTTTTTCATTTCGTTGTGTTTTTTAATTTATCGATTATTGTTATAATGTCGCTAACTTCGACGGCGCGAAATGTCAATTCCGGATTGTCTTCATACGGAACGGGAAAACTTGCCATTTTGACAAGTTCTTCCAGTTCTTTAATAATTTGTTGTTGATTCATTTTTGTTGTGTTTAAATTATTATTTATTTATAGTTTGTTTTGACACTAATTGACAATTTACGCCTTGTAATTTTAGTTTTTTGTAATGTTTTAAAGATGTTGTGTAAACCATAACGTTGTGTTTTTTCTTAAAGATATGTTTTTTCTACGTAGTAAACAAATACGTTCACTAAATAAATTCAATTTATTTCAAATAATTTTTAAAAACCTTCAATGTAAAGTCTTTTTTCTTTAGAACGGCTTTATAAATTGCGAATTCAATTCCGTCTTTTGAGAATATCCAAAAAACATTGTTTTCCGTTCGTTCTTTTGTTGTTAGTCGGTCCCGCGCTTGGAAATAAGAAACGGCGGAAAAATCTATATTGTAAAAAACCAAAACGTCCGCTTTGCTTAGATTAACACCTTCACGCGACGAAACAATTTGCCCGGCGTAACTTTTACCGGTTGAATTGAATTCGTCTAAATCCGTCGTTATATTATCGCCATAAACGGATTTGATTGCGTCAAGTTCCGCAACAAATTTGTAAAATATCGCGATTTTTTGACCGTTCCATTTCTTTGCGATAAATTCCGCCTTTGTCGGATCAATTACGGTTCGGTTTCCACTTTCAAATTTTATTGTTCCCGAATAAAGTTGATGCAATTTTTGTTGTAGTTTGACGGAAGTATCTGCAAGAATCGTTTCGGTTTTTCCTTCAATTACTAAATCCCTTTTTAGTTGATTAATTAATTTATAAGTAATTGGTCGAAGTTCAACCGTTTCAAAGTTTTCAAAAACTTTTGAAGTGAATCCCGCGTCATTTTGTGTCATTGTCACTTTTAACGGCGCGACAACTTCTTCAATCAATTCATCATGTGTTCGGTCGTACTGGTTCACGTCATAACCGTTGATTTTGATTTTGTAAACGTCAACATATCTTTTCGCCCAATGATAAAAATTCACGCTTTTAAAAGGCGTATAATAGGACACGAATAGTTGATGAAATATTTGCGCAATCGATTCCGGGTGAATTGTTCCGCTTGCAAGAATCAAATCAAGTTTATTTGTTGCGACAATATCGCGAACGGCCTTTGTTCGTTTGGACGGTTTCGGAAACGCGCCCATTGTGTGTGATTCGTCACAAATTACCAGGTCAACCGATTTTGTGTCGGCTTTGTGAATTGATTCGTAATTAATTAAAGTTAATTTGAAACTAAAACCGGCAAGTTCATAATCGGATTGAATCGAAGACATTGCGCGTTTTTTGGTTAAAAAAAGAACGTGTTTTTTGCGTAGCTTTTCGGCGGTTGCCAAAACCGTCAATGTTTTCCCGCTTCGAACTTCACCCGCAAGAATTCCGATTCGATGTTTTCGAACAACTTTTTTTAGTTCGGTTGATTTTTGTTCCTGGATTTCGCGAAGTTTAAACATATCAAAAAAGTGTTGGTGTTTTTAATTGGTGTTGAATTCTTTTGTTTGCCATTTCGCAATATTTCGGTTCAATGTCAAACCCGTAAATTGTTAAACCTTCTTTTATACCCATAGCGCATTCCGTACCACTACCGGCAAAGGGAACAACAAGCGTTTGTCCTTTTTTTGAACAAGTTTGAATTAAAATCCGCGTTAATTTTTCCGGTTTTATTGTGTCATGTTTTTTTGTGTCGGTTTCAAAGTTTGAAAATCTGAAAACATCGCCCAAATTTAAAAAGTTGTTAAACGGACGCCTCAATTCCTCATATTCGCGCCTCAATTCCTCATATTCGCGCCTTAAAAATGGTTTACAATATTCTTGAAGTTTGAAATACATTTCTTTTGTTATCATTGTTGGTTCCGATTTGCTTAAACTCAAACAAGCCGACGCCACCCCACCGCCATTTGTGGCGGTTTCTAATGCCTCATTTATTTGTTTGAAAATAATTTTTCCTTTTGCTTTTTCAATTTCTTGTCTTATATAGTCACGAATAAAAAAAACGCATTTTGTCAAATTATACGTTTCGTTTGAATACATCAACAAACGTTCAGTTAATGGTGCAAAAGTTCGCAAACCTTCCGAAAACCGAATTTGTTGTTTGTGCGGGTTTGTATTTTCCCAAACAATTGAATTTAATAAATCAAAATATTTATCAATAATTATTTGAGAATAAGAGATTTTTTTCGCGTCGCCGTACCAAAACAAAGTTCCGTTATCTTTTAAAATGCGTTTACATTCAACCGCCCATTTTTCAACGTCTTTTAAATAATCTTCAAAGCTATTCCAAATAAAATCGAATTTTCCTTTTACTTCGAAATATGGCGGATCGGCAATGATTAAATCCGCGCATTTGTCCGGCAAATTATTGTCTAAAAAATTAATATTTTGAACCGTGTTTTTCATTCCGTTTCGTTTTTAAGATGTGACAAATCCAAATTAATTATTGAACCTTTGAGCGCAACCGCAAACGATTCGTTGATTGAAACGCTTCTTGTCGGGTTTCCATTCGAATCGACGATTTTCGCTTCAGATATTTCGATTGAACCCTTTTCAACCTTCATTTTTGTTATAAGTATTTTTGACATTGTTTCAAGTTTTTAAAACGGTAATGGTTGACCGTCAATTGTGTCGTGTTTTTTTGTTAGTATCTGAAAACCGCGACGCGGTGTTTTGAATGCTTCGTATTCGTACCCTTTAAAATTACAATAGTTTTTCACCCAAGAAATAAAGCGTTGATTTGATATTTTCGAAAAATCTGAAAATTCCTTTTTGAAATCGTCAACAATTTCGGAAGTATAAACTTTGCAATTGTGCGGAAGTGAATCGTCTTGAATCCAGTCGAAAAAGTCTTTTGACGTTGATTGAATAAAACGTTTCGTGTTCGCGTTGATTGATTCGGGTTTCATTAAACCAAAATTTAAAAACAATTTGACGCAATTAATCATGTACGCGTCGAACTTGTGCCATTCGTTCACGTCCCATTGGTCGAACAATAGTTTTCCAAATTCATCCAAAGGCGTTCGGAATTGGTTGAAATATTGGAACAATTCAACTTCGTGTCGCCTTCGGTCGTGACTACTTCCAGCGCCGTCAATTACATAGTTCGTTGTAATTATTATTTTCGGAGAATTTTCAAACGGAATAAAAATTTCATCTTTATTTTTCCGGTTGACTGTGATTCCTTCAGTAATTAACGAAAACAACGATTCAAAATTGAATTTTCTTTTAACATCGTCAAACGCTAAAACTTGCGTGTCCAGGTTGACACGTTGATAAACAAAATCCGATTTGTTCGCGTCGAATGATTTCCCGTCGATTGTTACAAGTTTTTTAAATTGTCCTAATGCGGTTAATAATAAACTTTTTCCAGAACCGCCGTTCGGATTCCCGTCCGAAATTTCTTGGTCGTTAAAAATTATTGATTTTTGGTCGGTTTTGTCTTTGTGCGAAGACATCAAATAACCAAGTGTTGATTCCATTATTTGAATTCGCTTTGTTTCATCGCCCGAAATTCGGTGAACAAACTTTTTAAAATCGTTTGTGTCGGTTTTGGTTTCTTTGTATTCGCGCTTAATGATTTGGTCTTCCCAAATGTATCCGTCACAATCCATAAAATCCAAAAACTTTTGTTCGTTTTTTTTAACCTCAACAACGCCGTTTTGAAAATACAAATAGACCGTGTCTTTTGTGTCGGTTTGCATTTTTAATTCTATTGATTCCAAAAACGACAAAAAAACGTCCGTGAAATATTTTGTTGTTGACGCCAAGTAGTTCCAAACTTGAAGTTCGTTTCGGTCGAATAAGTAATTCAAAACAAAATCTTTGATTTTCGTTGCGCTTGAATTTCGAACGATGTTTTCCTTTATGTTTATGAAAATAGGCGTTTCCGACTTTTCTTGATAAAACTTGAAGAATCCTTCTTTTTCCAAAAACAATTTTAATTGAACATTGTCAATCACAACGCGTTCGCCTTGTCTGGTTTCAACCATAAACCAAAAAATAATGTCTTTTGAACTTTTTTTGATTGCGTCGATTGTTTGCGCATCGGCTTGTGGAATTGAACCCCGCGTTTGACTTGTGTTTCAATTTGTCGATACGTCTTGCGGTCTTCAAAATATTTCGTTCCGAATTGGTGACGCGATTTGTACGCGGATTTAATCACGTTTTCAACTTCTTTTTCCGGCATTGAACCGCCAACGATTTGTGACAAAATTGTTGATTCCGCGACGTACTGGTCAACACCGTATTCGTTGAACGAAGACGCAAGAATAAAAAGATTGTTATTTCTTGCACCCTTTACAAGTCCAAAGTCACGGTTCCACCATTTCAAAAGGCGTTCAATGATTTCGTTCGTTTCCTTCAATACAATTTGCGGTTCACGGTCGGTGAATTGGTATCCCTGTTCTTCGGTCTTTTCGGTCCAAAGTTTTGATTCCAGGTTGACAAATATTTTTGGATCGTACGATTCGTAACACGCGCGTGATATGTTTTTGCAAGACGTGTCGAAATATTCACAATCAAAATACTTTTCTAACGCAATAAAATAAAGTTTGTGTTCGTCGCGGTCGCATTTTGGAATTTTAACGATTGATTTTAGTCCATCCCCACTTGGTGACGTGAAAACCGACATTGTGTGTTCGTCGGCTTCCAAAGTATCGCGCCAAGTCTTAAAAGTTGTTTTATCCGGAAATCCGTCGAAATCAAGTGCAATTAATCCTGAATGTTCAACAATCG